CATTTGTATATACTTCCATAAATTTTGCCCATTGGGTTCCAAAATAAACGTCTGGCGCAGAAGTATAATTAATACCCTGATCAACGATATGGGTTGAAATCACTCTATCTGCATATAATTTAGATCTTGCTGCAGCATAATTACCACCACCACCTGAAAATGTAACTGCTGGTGCTGTATTATAACCAGATCCAGAATTAATCATAACGATTTCTCTAACAGAACCATTCAAAACAACACTATCAAGAACACCAGTTTCAACATTAGCAGATGCAGTTGCTCCAGCACCACCACCACCTGTAATAGTTACAGTTGGGTTTGTATAACCAGAACCTTTTGTTATAAGGTTTATCTGTTGAACAGGAGAACCAGATAAAGATGCTGTTATGTTTGCACCCAAACCTGATGGATCTTCAATAATAACTGTTGGAACAGAAGTATAACCAGAACCAGCTGTAATTAATTGTACATTTGTTATTACACCACTTGTAACTGTTGCAATAGCTGTTGCTCCAGATCCACCACCGCCTGCAATTGTTAACAGAGGAGAAACATAATTACTACCACCAGAAACAATTGTTAAACCAGAAATTAAAGAAGTTCCAATTATGGCTTGGGCTGATGCGCCAATACCTGTTGAATCTGTTATTGTAACAGTTGGTGCAGAAGTATAACCAGCACCAGGATTATCTAAATCAATAGATGTTAGGTTTTGATTATTTACAGTTTCAAGTGTACCTTTTAATGTTGTACCAACATACTTCAAAGCTGTTGTTCCATTTAAAACAGTACCATCTCTATGAGTTGGAGGAATTGATGAAAGAATTCCAGGTGTAACAATTTCATAATAATCTGAAGTGGAAGTATTATAAATTGTTTGACCAAGGTTTACATTATTTCCCGCAACAAAAGGTGAAGCAGTTCCAATCGGTGGGCTAAAAGTAACTGTTGGGTTTGTATAACCAGTTCCTGGTTCAGCTATCTGTGCTTGTGTTATAAAAAGTGGATCAGATTCTTTGTAACCATCACCTAGAACAGAAACTAAAGCAGTTGAATAATCAACACCTCTGTTTGTAATAAAAATATTATCAATTGTACCATTGGAATAGAAATGGGTAGTCAAAGCTGATACAACAGGAATGTACTCGTCAGTATAAAATTTATTTCGAAGGTTAATTGGAATATTATACATAAATTTCCAAACATAACCATCAGCTGTGGTGATTGGTTCTAATTGTGTTCCTGTTGGTTTATTTGTGGAATATGCTCCATTATTATTATCCAAACATTTATACACATTATATTCATCAGTAACAACATAGAAATTTGCATCTTCAATTTTTTGCGCACCAGATTTAGCCATACCAATAACAACAGATGCTTCAGCACCAGTTCCCGATACTGATGTAATTGAAATTTGTGGTACAGATGTATATCCAGTTCCTGGTGATAATAAAACAATGCCAGCAATAGCACCATTTACAATTTCAGAAACAGCAGCTGTTGCACCTGTACCTCCACCACCAGTAATACTTATTTGAATATCTTCAATATTAATATAACCAGCACCACCAGAAATAAGATTAATTCCAAGGACTTCGTCACATAAACGATCATCATACATATCATAAACTACATCAGAAGCCCAATCTTTCCTATCTACAACGAAAGCAACATCTGACGGTTTAATTTCTTTGATTGTGATGATTTCGTTACGAACTTCATGCTCGTAATTTAAACTATCAACAGGATTTTCTGGAACGTTCTCATCATTCCAAGATAATGTTTTACCCAAAAAGTAAAAATATGATGATGAACGTGTGACCACGTTCTGATAAACACCCTCTGCAAGAGATTTATACAGAATGGTTTTTACAAGAGATGTAGTTGCCATTTTTATTTAATTCCGTTATCCTGTTTATTTTTCATAACAAATATATTTTTATTAACTTACAGTTACTTTCCAAGTAACAGCGATTGTATCACCAGCTTGTTTATTAACAACTGGGAATACTGTACGACATAACATAGTACCAGAAACAGAAGCATTGAAAATGCCAGCTTCAGTAATAGCACCAGTACCAGTACCTGCTGGGAAAGTGGCAGTGTAAGTAATAGAGTTATTGTCTTGTAAGTTACCAGACAATAGAACACGACCAGTTTGAGTACCAAGAGTTGTGTCAGCATCAGCAGGAGAAGCAGTACCAGTACCAATACCCATATGTGACATATGAGTAGGAGTGTCGGCTGCTTGAGCGATCATCTTACCTGCAATATAAATCTTACCAGTTGCAACAACTAAGTTAGGGACTTCGAATTCTTGTGTAACTTCGCCAAGTTCGTTTGTTTTGGTAATTTTTACCATACCTTTGGCTTTAATGCCAGAATCAATTAACTGTTCAGTCATAGTTTCTCCTTTTTTAATTTAAATCTTACCATGTGGAAGCATAACCATTGGCATATACTTCGGCGAAGTATCCACCTTCTTCATATGGTTCTATAACAACATATCCTGTATTTCCAAAAGTAGCTGCATTTAAAGCATCTTGGAATAAGGTATTTGTACCATCACTATTTAGGGCAACATCTAGAGCAGCCCCAGTATTTCCGTTCGTATTATCAGGTACTGTGACAACAGAATCAGTATCTAGAATCTTTTTAGTAAATACTTCTGTAAAATCTGTTGTTGGATTAAGCATCGTAACAACAGCATCTGTATCTAAAACAGCTTTAGTAAAAGTTTGAACAAACAAATCTTCTGGTAAAACTTGTTGATTTACAATATCTGTTGTAAAACCAAAATATTTACCAATAACAAACAACGTTTCAATATTTGGATCAAGTATTGTAGCTGAATCTTCTAGATATTTGAAAATATCAAATCTGTAATATGAATCATAATTATATGAATTTAAAGAGTCTGAAAGATCTTTACCGATATTAAAATACCAATAATTGTCTGTTATTTCAGAAACGCTATCATATAAAGTAACACCAAGAGATTTGACGAGAGATGTAAGAGCAAGTTCAAGATTAATCTTGTTGTTAATACTGTACTCACCAAACATAGCCATACCAGATGGATGCAACATTGATCGTACGATAGATGCGTACGATTGAAGCTGTTCATCAATCTTTAATACATAAGCGAATGCTTGATAATAATATGAGTCTTGGATAAACATAGAATCATCCAAGAAACCATCATTATTTTTATAATATCCTGGGTATTTAGCGACAGCACCTAATGATACATTTAGTAGTGCTGGGTTACCAGAAACAGTATCTTTTGCATTAACGAAGAACTGACGAGCAACAGTACCTACATAAGCACCATCTGAATATTCAGCTGCCCAATAATCACCCCAGTTAATATAACCACTTTC